AGATGAAAATGAAATAAAAAAGATAGAAAATCCATTAAATAATTTAAGAGCTCTTATTATTTTAAAAAGAGATGAGGTAGAGTTAAATAGTTATCCAAAGAGTTTACCTTTTGGAAGATATTATGATATCGAGAAATTAGGATATCTAGAATCAATATACAATACGTTAAGAGATCTAAAAGAACGTGTAGAAATCCTAGAAAAGAAAGATTAACGATATATCATTTCCCCAGTTCTATTCCTAATATATTTTATGCATTTATAACTTAAATTCATATCACTATATAAATTATATTTTTTTGTCAAATCAAAGTTTTAATGTCGGTGATAAAATTACTGATGGTAATAGAATCGCTAGAATTATAGATGATTTTAAAGGAACTGAAAAAGAAGGAATGTGGTTAATGTTAATGTTTGATAAAGCAAAGAATGAATTAAAAGATTGGATGGCGTCTGAACTAATAGAGAATATAAAAAAACATATTATCATTTGACTATTACAATTAAGATTTAATTTAATATTTTTATATTATATTTTTTTATATGTCATATATATGACAGAGTTAATTAAAGGATCTGAATATGAATATTTATATTCGAGAGATCAAAGTACATTGATATGTAAATATTTTTTTGATGTTACAGTATATCAATTCTGTGAACCTGAGACCTCTTATAGAAAAGAAAGAACTTATAATTTTATTAATTTTAGTCGATCAAAAGAAGAATATGAAGAGATTATAAATGATAATATATATTGTGAGAAATTCAATAAAATCTTTCATAAATTAATTATAAAATACAAAAATGGTGATATATGTGATACTAATGGATTAATTATTGGTATCGAATATTGTATAGATGATGAATCATATACATTTGTCAAAAGAATAGATAATTGTAAATTATTTATTACTTTAAGTATAACTGATTGTGATTCAGACGCAAAAGTAGTAGTATTTAATCCAGAAATAGTAGAATCACGAAGAGTATCATATGGTAGGGAAGGTGATAATGATACATATATATTATATTTATTTACATCAGTTATTTTAACATCTACACTAAATATTAGTATGTATCCGATAGTAACTAGGGAACAATTAAATGCAGACAGATTAGATGAAAGAATATTGGATAGTTATTATGCATCTTTATATGATAAGTCTCCAAGAGATCTAATCTACTTATCTGGATTAATTTTTAGTGGTAAAACTTTCAGTTTATCCAGATCTGTAGAAACAAATAAATGTGTATATAATTTTAAGTCTAATTATTCCGAACTACTTTCAAGATTCTATAGAGATACAACAAATATTCCTAAAATTGAGGGCGACTATTTTTACTTATATCGTACAATTACGGAAAGTATATGTTTTCAACGAAAGAACTATAGTATAGAAAACAGAAATATTGTAATTCATTTACAACCTATTTCATGTTCATATAGTATGAGGTTTATATTTGATGAATGGGCATATGGTGCTAATATTATATTTTTTAAAATTAGGGTTCCTACAAGAAGTAATTATTTAATGAATCATGATCGAAGGCAAGAAGAAATAACATTAGCCCCTGGATTATTTATAATTCGTAGAATATCTAGAATAATTTGGAAAGGGACTGAACAAATAGTATATGAAGTTGACTATGAACAATTTGATGAAAGTAGAACAAATGGATATATAAGTGATATAGATTTTATTCAAGAAAGTGAATATACAGGAGATCCAGTTCTTTTACTAGAAATACCTTTTCCCAATCAATTAGTAGATTTCAGAGAAAAATATTTAAAATATAAACAAAAATATATGAAATTAAAGTCTAAAAATAAATAATTTATAAAATGATATTACATATCATTTTATATTTGTTGTTCGGCTTCGCCTCTTAACTAAAGGGCAAAAATTAATTTATATTATTATGATATTTCTATTTATGGAACAAAAATTGATGATGATCTATATGGATATTTAATTAGAGAATGTACTAAAATTTTAATTTATATTTCGAGGTATGTAACAGAATCTAAAAAGTTAAATAAATTAATTAATAAATTGATACAAAATAAATTTAATGAGAGATATGTATTTAGTAAACTAGATCTTGTATTAACATTTATTTATTTTAATCCAAAGGAACAAAGAGGTGGTTCATATTATAAATATAAGGAAAAATATTTACAATTAAAAGAAGGCTTAAATTTATAAATTGTTTAGAGGAGGTATTATTTTATTAAAATAAGTTTATTTATCTATTGTATAAATAAATGAATTACTATAATGAATATCTTAATAAATGATCTTTTTATAAAAAGATTAATATTTATAGATATCAATAAATTTTTTGGTAATTGGAGTTTTAATATCAATTCTATCAGCTATTAAGATATCGCCCAAATTTATACCAATTTTAGATAACTCTAATTCGGTGTACTTAATTACTTCTATTAAAATTTCTTCAGGAGTATCTGGTTTTAAATTAACCAATGTGATATGTAATGCTCCGACTGGATTTTCATTATCAAAACATTGATCATCTGTAAATAGTTTAGGATATCTTGCTCTTATTTCTATCTTTGCAATATCATATTCATGTTTCATTTTTTCATTTATTTTTTTACATGATTCTATTTTTCTAAGAAATTTTAACATTTCTGTTAGAAGTTCTGATTCTAATTCTAGTTTAATTACGATCTTATCAGCTCTTAGAAATGGAGAGATTTTAATATATTTTATAATTGGTATTCTATCTTTAAAAGTTTCTAAAAAATTTGGATAAACATTTTCAACTTCTGATCTATCTTTAATTTCATATTGAGACTCATAACGAGATGTATCATATGTTAATATTGGACCATATCCTAATGTGATATGAGCTGGCACGGATTTTTTAAGAGTTTTACCAGAGGGGTTTACTTTAAAATATTTATCTTTTATTAAATCATAATCATATAATTTATTTTCTACATGTTCAATTTTTTTTTCTAATTCATCTGAAAAACGAATATGAAGATGATACAGAGATGATTTCATTTCACCACCAACTAAATTTTTTTGTTTAAGAGTATTATATTTATTTTTATACTTGATATATTTTTCATAATAATTCATATATATATTTATATAATATTAATTTTATTTTCTGCTAAAAATGCATTTTTAGTAGTTTCCCAATATTTATTTCTTTCTGATTCGGCAACTAATATTTCGATAACTTGACGTTGAGAGGGTCTTTGTAATTTATAATATTTATGATAGTATTCCGGGTATGTATTTAAGAACCAATCTTTAAAAATCAATCTATTATCACATTCAATTATAGTAAAATGAGATTCTCCTCTTAAAAACGGTCCACATTTTGTGGTATAATATTTTTTATTTTCTGGAATTTGAAAAGAAAAATGCCAATGTAAATTATCTTTATCTAATATTTTTTGAGTGGTTAGTTGATTTTGTATTCCATATTCTTGATAAAAATAAATTGTATCACCATAAAAATCTAATTTTTTATACCAGCTATGTAATTTAGAAAAATTTAAAAAGTCTTGTTCTAATTGGTCTAATTCTTGCATATAAATATTATATAAAATAATATTTATATTGTTGTTCGGCTTCGCCTCTCAACTAAAGGGCAAACTTATAATTTATGATATATTAATATGATATTTAGGTATCATATTATTAAAATCTAAATATTAAAAAACTTTTTTGTTATTTTAGTATGAATTTACTTAAAAGACATATTATATAATTAATTATGGAAGAAGAATCTATTAAGATAATTAAAGATATATGTAAAAATTATGAAACTACAAAAAATATTGATGTATTAAAAGATAGTATAATTGAAAATAATATTGACTTAATACTAGTCAATTTTCATCTAAATTTTGAATATAATATTAACATAGATCCTTTATTTAATATATTAAATAAAAGAATCGGTCAACAATTATTTCGAGAAAAATTAATGAAAAGATTTGATAGTAAATGCATTATTGATCCAGATAATTATAATTTGCCAACCGATTGCGAAGCCTGTCATATAATACCTGTTCACAAATTTAATGATTATAATATTAATAATGGATTATTTATGAATAAACTTGTACATGAATATTTTGATAGATATGAATTATCAATAAATCCAGATTCAAATAAGATTGAACTAAAAGGTAAAGCAATGGAACAAAATCAATTAAAAAGATTAGATGGAAAAATTATTAATATATTAGAAGAGTATAATGCTATTAAATATTATTTAAGAATGCATTATAATGAATTTAAGAAAAAATGAAATATTATATAATTATATTAATTACATATTATTAATTATATATACTAATGGAAAATCGATATCATAATTTATTTTCGTATATAAATTCGAAGGTAAATGAATTTGATTTATCAGATCAATTAGTGGAAGAATTAAATAAGATAGATATTACTAAATTAAAATTAATATATGATTCAATACAAAAAAATCTAGAAGATAGTATATCTAAGTTATGTGGAAAGTACAGCATTAATAATATTATAGACTATTTGATAGAAGATGATGTAATTAATACAGTTGAAACTATTTCAGAATTTGTTGAATTTCGCCCAAATCAAAAGGAGGTCTTTGAATATATAAAAAAAAATGGATTAGAATCGGGAATAATATTTCAATACATGGGTAGTGGAAAAACGCCGACATATCTTCATATTTTGGAGATGATATATAATAAAAATAAGACAAATGATATATATATTGTGTGTTGTGAAAGAAAAGAAATATTAGAAGAATTAGATTTTAAACTAATTGATAAAAAGATTATTGATAGTTCAAGATATAAAATCATTAATTATCCAAAAGAAAAACTAACTAAAAATGATATATCATTTAGTAAAAAGAGACCGAATATATTAATAATAAATAATGCATCATTAAAAATAGTATATGAACAAACTGATTTATTTAAGACATTTAGATCTAGAATTAAAGTATGTATTGTTGATGAATGTCATAGTGCAACTGCAAAAGAAAATTATAATGTATTAACAAAAATAAAAGAAATTTGTCCATTACTTGGATTTTCTGCAACACCGATTCGAAGAGGAAATAATATATATGAAAAAATGGCTACGTTATTTGGTAAGAATAATAAAGTAAATTTTATTAGTATTTATACAATGATTGATTCAATAACTGATGGTATATCTTTACCATTTAAATATTATATGATTCCCAGTTCAGAAATAATTAAAGATGAATATAAAAAATTATCTGAAATATTTAAAGATGTTATGAAAGAATTACCATTTAAAAAAATTGTTATATGGTGCCGTGGTATAAAAGACTGTGAAAGATACTATAATAATATAAAAATTGATGGAATTACAAATTTTATAACACATAGTTATGATGAAGATATTAATAAAGATGAATCTGGATTAACAAAATTTAGTAAGATTACAGGAAAAGGTATTTTATTTTGTGTAAATAGATGTAAAGAAGGATGTAATATTAAGAATGTAGATTGTGGTGTATATTTAGAGGGTTGGAAGAATAAAGGAATATTGGTCCGATTACAAAGTTCTGGAAGAATTAATCGTAAAGATCCTGAAGGTAAAAAAACACATGCAATAATAGTTGAATTTGTAAATGATGCTAATAAAGATTTTATATTTGAGAAGATTATAAATGATGTATTAGAATTATATAATGAAACTGTTGGTTATAAATGTATGAATGCTGAAGAAGTAATTAAATGTTTTGATTTTAGTCAATTTTTAGAAGGAATTACATTTGAAGATGGGAATATTAATATGATGGGGTTTAATTTTAATGGTAAATATTTTAAGATTGATGAAAAGAAATTTACAGAGTTAAAGAAATCAATTCGAAATAAAGGAATGAAAAAAATAAATCCTTTGTATAAAGAAATAGCTGAATTAATTAAAACAAATGAATATTACATATTTAATGTAGGAGCTGACAGTGTACCAAATTATTTAAAATTTATTCATGAAAAAGAAAATCCAGTTTGGGGATTAAATAGTGAAATTTCAAAATATAAAAAATTTTATAAACAGATGTCTGATAATATTGAGAAGACTTATATTATATTTTTGTACGATGGATTATCTTATTTATATAAATTAAAGGATATTGAAAATAATGCAGCAATTAGTTTAGCTAATTGGAAAGACACTAAATATAGTTTTATAATTAGATTAAAATATATTAAGTCATTACATATGAATAAAAAAGATGTAAATACTTTACATGAATACAAAGAGAATTATGCATTAAGAGGTATGATGTTTTCAGATAATAAATTCATAAAAAAATTAGAAGAAAAGATTAAAATAGATGAAGTTGAATATATAAATGAAATTAAAAATGAAATAAAGAAAAGTTAGTGATTCTTGTTAGATGTATCATTAGTTTCTTGCGCTAGCGTGAGGAACTGTATTACTTTTTTTAGTATGATCCATTGATAGTAAATCAATTTCAGAATCATAGTCATCGGCTCCTTTATTTATATAATTTATAAATAGTTTAAATGGTTTTAGAAATAGTTCAATATCTTTTTCTAAGTTTTTATCAGCATAATCAAAATTGTATGCTATATTTAGTGTCTTTCCATCTTTAACAATTATTGATAATATATTATAATTAATATTATTGGTTGATATATATTCTTTCATATACATATTAGAAAGAACAGATAATTGTATTCTTTCTATAGGTTGTGAAACACTATAATTTTTATAATTTTTAAAATAATTCATATAAATTGAACATGTTTCTTCATATTCAATTAAAAATATTTCTTCTAAACTTATGATTAAATCATGGATATCATTAATTGGTATTTTATATATGGACTTCATTAATTTATCAACTGGTAATATTTCATTATTATTATGATAAATATTTTGGAAAATATCAATAATATTATCAAGAGAATATGTAGTTTCAATCACTGTATCGAGACTTAATACAAAATAATCAGTTTCCTTACTTTTGTAACTATCAATAAATGATTCAAATTCAATACCTTTGTATGTTTCTTGTTGTTTTATTAATGTTTCAAAATAATTTTTTTTGATATCTGCATGATTCGTATCTGTAATAGTTGTAAATGGAAATACATTTAATAATATATTATGCCAGAAAAGTTTAATATTATTTAGAATATTATCAATATTAATACCTTTCTCAAATGATTGAATTTCTTTAATATATTTATAAATGTTATCAAATAAGATATTAACTTTTGTTAAGTCTTTTTCTTTTTTAACAATAATCTCTTCAATGATATTAACTTTGTTTAACAATATTTCAGAAGATGAAGATACTCCCTTATTAATCTTATCAATTAATCCGGAATATCCTGTATTTTTTAATCTTTCATTAATATCGATTGAATCTTTTAAAACATTGGCTAATTCATCGATGGATGATTTTGCTTTTAGATCTTTCCATTTTATTTTTCCAAATTCATTAAAACCAAGTCTATCAATATATTTTTGATCTAAAGAATGACCAACTGATAGTAGACGATATACATAAGTATCTTCTGCAGAATATTTAATGATGTCATAATTAATTGTACTTAATTCGTTCTTTAAAGTTGTAACAATTTGATCATACATTTCTTCTAATTCTGGTTCATCCATTTCTAGGATACCACTTTTATTTAATTCCATATTATCACATTTATTACAGATTACTAATAATTTAATTTCTTTTTTATACTTTGTATTGATATCTAAAATATTTTGTTTAATTAATTTTAAGATGTCCATTTCATCACTTGTATTTAATGCACTTTCAATATCAATTACATATAATATATAATCAAATTTATAGAAATTCTGATTTAAATATTGAAAATATGTATTTTTTGTTTGACTATCATTTAGTCCAGGAATATCAAAAATAGCAACATTAATATTGGATGGTAATTTAATAAAATTTTCGATTGGAGGAACTCTATAAACAATTTCATGACAATCTTGAATGGTTAAAGCAGTCTTATTTTCTGTTTGTTCAATAATCTTTTTATTAATTGCTTCATTTTGCTTTCTAATTTCTTTTGCATAAGTTTTATTTTTTTGAATTTTTTGATCACATTGATATACTTGTGGAATCATAGTAGTTCTCTTAATTTTCATATCACTGTATGTATCACAAAATAATGAATTTAGTAGTGTTGATTTACCCGATGATACACATCCAATAATTCCAAAATTTATTGTTGGTTGTATAATGTTAAAGTCATTAGTTTGTGTTGTCATGAAATATTGAATTATGATTGTATTTCAACATGTTATTAAAAAAATAAATTATCAATTTTTAATATCATGATTAGAGTATTAAATTTAATTTTTTTGTTGAATCACGTAGATGATTAATTTATAAAATGATATTACATATCATTTTATATTTGTTGTTCGCTTCGCTCTCAACTAAATCGGGCAAAATTAATTTATGATATTTTAATATGATATTTATATCATAAATAATCTTAATATAAAAGAAAATTTATATTAAATATCATGGAATATACAGAACCAAAAAATTTATATACAATTGATGAATTTAAATTTAGAGTAGATCATACAATTGAAAATATAAAAGGAATATTTAATTATTGGATTATTGAAGATACATATGAAATGGATATATTAAGAGCAAAATCATTTGGTACTGGTTTTACACCAAGACAATTTGCCAATATAACAACTTCCATTCGTGAAGAAATAATAAGATTAATAAGTATGGATTATTCTGATTGGGGAGAATCTATCGCAGGTCAATTATATACATTAATAGATGATGAAATTACAAGATTAGGTAATGAAAATTTATTAGATAATTATTCAAATAATGAAATATATGAATTAATAATGAATATAGTACGAGAAAATTTAAGTAGTAATGAAGATAGTTTAATTTATTGTTTGATTAAGGAATGAATATAAATGTAAATTATTATTATATTATAATGAATTTTGAAAGAAAATATGCATTAAATGAGAATAAAACAGAATTAGTACTTGCAAAAGATTATAATATAAATATAAAACCAAAATTTTATTGTATTGATTGTAAGAAAAAATTAGAACATGTAAATAAACATGAGAGAAAGGGACATTTAATAAATGCTCATTTTCGGAGTGATCCGCATAAAAATTACTGTGATTGTAAAGAAAAAGGAATTCAATATGATTTTTATGATGATATATATAATAATGAAAAAGATTATCATCTAGATATGATAAATCAAATAGATGAAAATTATAAATTAAATTTTATTTATTTTGGTAAATGTGTATATGATATTAAAAATAAAAACAATGAATATATTATAATTCGAGATTCATTATTAAGTGAGGGATCAATTAAAATATATGAATATGATAATATAATTGTTAAATTTATATTAAATTATGAAAATAGAAACTTTGAATTATATAAAATAAAAGATAAATATTTTATAACATTTACAACAAAAAATGATATTAATTATTTTAATAATATTGAAAATGTTTATATAGATACACGAAAATCAATAATAATAAAATTAAATAATAAACAGATAAAATATAATAGTAGAATTTATTGGTTAGTTGATATGATTGATTATAAAGAATTATTTAATATAATGTTTAAAGATATTATAACAATTAAAGATAGAGAAAAATATAAATTAAATCATGTATGTGAATTAATTTATGATATTGATATAGATATTGATAATTTATTATTGAATAATAATATTGAATTAGATGTAATTATTAAAAAGAAGCGACAGGAAAAAGAAGAAGAAGAAAGAAAGAAAATTTATGAAATAAAATATTTTTCGTTTAAAAATAGTTATCCAATTACAAAAAGATATACATATGATGAATATAATAAAATAAAAAAAAATTTAGATATATTAAATAATAAAAAAATTGAGATATATAAATATGATAAAAAGATCGAAACTATAATGAATAAAAATTATGAAAGATTTATAAATAATAAAAATATAGAAAAATTAAAAGATGCCAAAAGATATGATGAAGAACAAATAATAAGAAAAGAAAATTGTATTAAAGAAGAAAATGAAAGATTACAGAAATTATCAAATGAAAAAATTGATATGGATGAATATCATAAAATTAATAAAGAAAGAAATGAAGCAACATCTGAATTTGATATAAAATATAATCAACGCTATCAAAAAGATCGAAAAAATGGAGTATTATCTATTAATAAATTAATCATAATAAAAAATAAAATTACATAAAAGATGTATAATATTTAAGACATAATATGAGTAAATTTTATGTATTAGAAGTTGTAAGATTTATAACGGAAAAAGATGGTGAAAATGGATGGTTAATTAAAGGTACTAAACTTGAACATGTTGGATATATGAAAGTAAAATTTAGAACAAAAAAAGATGCTTGTTCTTATTATAATAAATGTAATCCTGATATGAGACCATTAAATGCACACGGAGATTATAAAAGTGCGTGGGATCCTACTACAAAATTATTATATATTGTACGTAAATATTATGGAATTTATATGTCAGTCGAACCATTTGTTGGTGAAGAATTACCCTTTAATGGTGAAACATATTTATATAATGAAAATATAATTTAATTATAAAAGATGATATTTCATATTATCTTTTATGCAGAGCGTAAACGCTCTTATCGACAATTTTTTATTTATATTCCTTTAATTTATAACTTTATGATTTAATTTATTAAAAAATTGATATATTAAAGAACTATATTAATAAGAAATATGTTATAATGGTTGAACTTAAAAGTTTTATAGATGAAACATTTAATAATTTAAAATCAAAGATTGAAGAAGAATATAATAATAAAATAAAAGATCATTTTAGTAAAATATCAATTGATGTATGTAATGATTCATATTCAAAAGATGAATATGGTAAAATAGATATTGGAAAAATAAAACATCCAGAAGGTCGATATATTATTCATAAAATTGAATTTAATAGAAGTAATTTAGATTTAATTAAAGATCCTCTACAAAATTCTGAATTTTATAGATATTATGAACAGTATAATGGGCCAAATAAATATAAAAATATAAAAAAATTATTTATACCTGGAACTATGTTAATTGATAATTTTGGTGAAAGATATATATTTATTAAGTCATTTACAAATTACAATGGAGATTGTTTAAAATATATAAATGAATATTCTCCAAATATAAAAGGAAATCCACATCATTCTGTTAATATAACAAATATAAATGAATTTGAATATCAATTAATCCCTTCAAAAGACGAATATGAATATCCATTAACAAATAAAATAATTGATTTTGTAAAATCTCAAAATTTTCCGATAGAGAATTTGAATACATTATCTAAAATAATGGCTTCAGTTGAAATATATAAAAAAACATATAATAAAAAGGAATATGATGAATTAGATAATTTAACAGATGAATTAATATCTAATTTAGATGAAAAAAAAGAAACGAATAATGAAAAAAATAAAGAAGGAGAACAAATAAGAATAAAAAAACTTCAAGAAAATTTAGAAAAAAATAAATCTCAACTTGAATATGGAGTAAAACAAGAATTACTTGGTAGAATAGAAGCTTTATATAAATTAAAAAATTTAACAAGACCATTAGGATTACCATTATTATCAATTGAAAAATTACAAAATATATATTCAAAAATGAAATCTGATTCATTAAGTAATTCATATAGTTATGAAAATTAATTTATTAAATATGAAGATATTTCATATCTTCATAATTTGTGGCTTTCAACCGCTTGGGCAATTTCATATATTTTAATATGATAATGTACTAATAAAAAATGAATTATATATATGTTTTATTATAATAAATAATTATTATAATAAAAATGACAGAAGACACATTTTATACAATTGATATTGGATGTAATTTTGCAACTAATAAATATAATCCTAATAAAATTTCAAAGATTATAACAGAATCATATAATAGTGGAGTTGCAAATATTATTAGTATCTCAAATAGTTTAAAGGAAGTACCAAAGAATAAAGAACTAAGTGAGAGATTTAATAATATATATTATACTATTGGTGTTCATCCACATAATGCAAAAATGATTGATGATCTTAAAGAACTATCAATATTAGAAGAATATTCAAATGATAAAAAGGTTGTTGCTATTGGAGAGATAGGATTAGATTATAATCGTATGTTTACACCTAAAGAAAAACAAATTAGTGTGTTTAGAGAACAAATTAAAATTGCTAAAAAATTAAACAAACCTATTTATTTACATTGTAGAGATGCATTTGTAGATTTTATTGAAATTCTTAAGAGTGAGGAATATTATAATGGAGTTATACATACATTCACGGGAAATAAACATGAAGCGATTATATTATTTAATTTAGGATTTTATTTTGGAATTACTGGTTGGTTACTTGACAAACGTAGAAATGCTGATTTAGTAGAAGCTATTAGAATAATACCAAATGACAGAATAATGGTTGAAACGGATGCTCCATATTTATCAATTGATCGAAAAAGAGAGTCGAATCCACAAGATACGGGAGTAATTGTTGAAGAGATAGCAAGAATAAAGAATGTTGAATATGTAAAAATGGGAAAAATAATATATGAAAATACCAAGAGATTTTTTAATATATAAAATAGGTTAATTTATAAAATGATATTGCATATCATTTTATAATTTGTTGTTC